ATGCAATGCTCAGAGAGCATAAGAGCAGACAAGAAGAGGAGGATGGAGTAAATGGCAGAAGATGGCACTACGGCAGCAGTGGAAACGACGCAAGCGGCTGATCCTATCGCGACGGCGGCAGAGCCGACTACGGGAGGACAGCAAGAGAATCCGTTCAATTTCCCGCCCGCACAGGAAGGGGAGAAAGCGCCGGAAGTGGCAAACGAGGGAGAGCAGACAGAAGCGCCCGTTATCCCTGAGAAGTACGAGTTCAATTTGCCGGAAGGATTGACGATGACGCCGGAGATTGAATCGAGATTCACGGAGCTTGCCAAGGGTATGAAGCTCACGCAGGAGCAGGCCAACGGCCTGATTAAACTCCACAGCGATATTATGCTTGACACAATCCGGCAGGCTGAGAATCAAAAGAACAAGTGGGCGGAGGAATGTCACAAGGCAGGACTTGCCGCTCCTGAGAAAATCACCGCTGCAAAACTGGCGGTAGATACATTCGACGACACGGGGAAGCTCATGGGCGAGCTTATCGAAAGCGGCCTTGCCTATTCCCCGACCGTGCAGAGATTCCTCCAGACCATCGGAGGCTATCTCAAAGAGGATACGGCTCCTGACAGCAAGCCCGCGCCGCAGGCCAAGACGGCAGCAGATTTGTTGTTTGGCAATAGTAAATACAATTAACAGAAAGGACAGTGGTAAACATGGCAACTATTGGTGTGGATTTTGTCACCCTGCATGACTGGGCGGCGAGATTCGGGGCGAAGGGCGAGTATGTCACGCAGAAAGTTATCGAGCTTCAGGCGCAGACGAATCGACTTCTGGACGTTCTTCCCTTCAAACAGTGCAATGACGGTACGCAGGAGGTAGCGCTTATGCGTGCGGAACTTCCTGACGTTGCATGGCGTCTTATCAACCGAGGCGTAAAACCGTCGAAGAGCAAGACGAAACAGGCTTCTTTCACGTGCGGTGGCATGGAGGCCCTGGCAAAAGTGGACGAAAAGCTGCTCCAGATTAACGGCAACGACAACAACTGGCGCTTGTCCGAAAACGTCGCTATGCAGGAAGCAATGAATCAGGAAATGGCGGCAACTTTCTTTTATGGCGACGAGAAAGCCACGCCCGCGAAGTTCACGGGCCTTTCCGCGTACTACTACAGCAAGGCGAATCAGGACGACATTTGGGCCGATCAGATTATCGACGCTGGCGGCACGGGTTCCTCCCTGACTTCTCTTTGGTTTGTCGGTCTTGGCTACGACACCGTATACGGCATTTTCCCGAAAGGCACGTCGGCGGGCTTCCGCTATCGCGACAATGGCCGCGTGAAGATGTATGACAGCGACGGCGGCGAGTTCTACGGCTACGAGTCTCAGTACAATTGGGACATGGGCCTTGCCGTCCGTGATCCGCGCTATGTCGTCCGCGTCGCGAACATTGACACGACGGCGCTCTCCTCCGCGAATATCGACGCCTTTGTTAACAACATGATTAAGGCCTACAATCAGATCGAAAACCCGGACAAGGTGAAGCTGGCAATCTTCGCGAATCGCAAGGTACAGACCTATCTTGACATTGTTGCATCGAACAAGAGCAACGTGCGGCTCTCGATTGACGAGTACGGCGGCAAGAAAATCACGCATTTCTGGGGTATTCCTATCCTGCGCTGCGACGCTATTCTCAACACTGAGACGCAGCTTGTGTAATAGAAAAGGAGGTAAATAGACATGGCATACATTGATGCTGAAAACCGCTTCTTTGCGGAAAAGACGTGCGCGTCGTCCATGACGAGCGACGTCATTGATCTTGGCTCGGCGGGCGGCTTCCTGTCTCCGCTGTATATCGACATTAAGCTGACGGAGAAACTTACGAGCGGCAGCATGGATTCCTTTAAGCTCCAGTCGGCAGCGGCGGCGGCGTTCTCCTCGCCGGTCGATGAAGTGGAAATTACGGTTCCGTCCTCTGCTCCGCAGACCTCGAAGCCTTGCACGCTGGCACAGTTCCATGCGCCGATCAAGCCGGGCAATCGCTATGTGCGTATCGTCGGCACGGGCACGTCGCCGGTTGGCGGCAAAGTCAGTGCGTCGATGCAGAATGGAATCGCGGTGAATCTGTGATGAAGTACGTTGTCAAGACGACCTGCTTCCATGACAACCGGTACTACAAGAAGGGTGAGACGGTAGAATTTGATTCTGCCGTCGTACTCCCTGAACATTTCGAGCTTGTCGATAAGCCGGTGAAGCAGGAGCCAAAAGAGGAGCCGAAGCCGAAAACCGCTGCAAAGACTGCCAAGAAAGGCAATCAGGTCAAAGCAAAGGTAAAAGACTATGGATAAGATCGAGATTTGCAATATGGCTTTGTCCCGTATCGGAGAAAGCCCTATTGAGGCACTGACGGAAAACTCAGAGGCCGCGCGCAAGTGCAATCAGTTCTACGAACACGACAGGCGCGTTGTCCTCCGACGTTATCCGTGGCCGTGGGCTACGCGAAGAGTGGAGCTTGCCGCAATGCCAGACAGTCCGCAGGATTATCAGTATGCGTACAGATACCCTGCGGACTGTTGCTATTTGCGCAAGATTTACGCCGTCGCGTCGGACGGTCATTTACTGCCGCTCCCCGATTTCGTAAGCTATAAAGTCGTAAGTGACGCAAGCGGCCTTGTGCTGTATACCAATGAGCCGCGAGTCGTTGCGGAGTACACGGCAGACGTTAAAGACGTTGCGCTGTTCGACGAGATTTTCTGCGAGGCGCTTTCCTGGAAGCTGGCCTCCTCTATCGCGTTCAAACTGACCGGCAATGCACAAATATCGCAGATGGCCGAATCGGAGTATCAGACGATGTTTGACATAGCCGTATCAGACGCGGAGGACGAGCAGAACGAGAAAACGCCGGAGCTGAACACTTTCATTCGGGCGCGGTTTGAAACTGTTTTATGAGGTGCAGTTATGGGTATGTACCAATTAAAGCCCTCCTTTGCGGGCGGGGAACTTACCCCCGCCCTTTACGGGAGGACAGATTTACAGAAATATGACGTGGGCGCTTCGATGCTCCAAAATGGAATTGTGCTCCGTTATGGCGGAGTGACGCGCAGACCGGGCTTTCGCTTTGTCACGCACACGTGCGCGAACAAGAAAGCGCGTCTGATTCCCTTTTCCTACAGCACGGAGCAGAATTATGTTTTGGAGTTCACTGCGGGTAAAATCCGCATATTCACGCATAACGGCGTAATCGTAGACGGCGGCGGCACTCCCATCGAGGTATCGACGCCGTATACGGAGGCGGAGCTTGCCACGATAAAATACACGCAGTCCGCAGACGTTCTTTTCCTTGTCCAGCCGAATCACCCACCGGCCACGCTGACAAGGTACAGCGCGACGAGCTGGACGTATGCGGCTATGGCTATGACCGAAGTACCCTTTGACGATCCGAATATCACGGATATAACGATAACGCCGTCCGCTCTCACCGGCACAATCACACTGACCGCGAGCGACGACTATTTCACGGCGGCCATGGAAGGACAATCCATGCACATAGGGCATACGGTTCCCGGCCAGTACGAGAAGGGCAAGCCGAACGTGGACACGCTGGAAGTTACTTGCGTGCCGGGCGGTACGGTTTACGTGGAGTCCTTTGGCTTCTGGGACGGCTCTTTCGTCGTGGAAAAACAGGACGACGCGGGCACATGGACGCAGCTCAAACGGCAGAGTGGCAACCGTTCCGCAAACTACAATATGACATTTACCAACGATGACGACGTGATCCGCTCCTATCGCGTGACGAGTACCGAGTTCGATACGACGGTTCGCTCCGGCGAGGACGCGAATCAGCGCGGATATGTCACGATACAGGCCTTTGCGAAGGATTATTACGGTATCGTGGAAATCACGTCCGTATCGACCGCGACGTCGGCCACGGCCAGTGTAACGAAGAAGCTGGGCGCGACGACGGCGACGAAAGACTTCGCATTACAGGCGTGGAGCAGTACGTCCGGCTATCCTTCGGCAATCGGCTTCTTCGAGGACAGGCTTGTGTTTGCGGGAAGCAAAGCGCAGCCTCAGACATATTGGGCGTCGAAAAGCGGCGACTATTATAACTTCGGCACGTCTGTCCCGCTCCAGGACGACGACGCAATCACGGGCACACTGGCAAGCGGGCAGATGAACGGGATCAAGGCAATCGTGTCCTTCGGCGAAATGATTATGCTGACGAGCGGCGGCGAATATCGCGTGTCGGGCGGCGGCGAGAATTTTACGCCGACACAGCAGCAGGCCCGCGCACAGGAATATCGCGGTATCAGCGACTTGGCTCCCGTGGTTATCGGCGGCCGTATCGTCTACGTCCAGCAGCACGGGAATATCGTTCGCGACTTGGCGTATAGCTACGACGTGGATAAATACACGGGCGACGATGTATCAATCCTCGCGACGCATTTATTCGACGGGCATACGATTGTCGGCATGACGTATCAGCAGATTCCAGATTCCGTCGTTTGGTGCGTGCGTGAAGATGGCGTTCTCTTGGGTATGACCTATGTAAAAGAGCAGGACGTTTACGCATGGCACAGGCACACGACGCAGGGAGAGTTCATCGACGTATGCGCAATCTCCGGCACGAATGAAGATGAACTATGGGCTATCGTGAAGCGCGGCGATAATTACTGCGTGGAGCGTATGTCTGAGCGGTTCATATCCGACGATCCTGCGGCGCAGTTCTATGTGGACAGCGGCTACACATACACAGGCGCGGCAATCAGCACGATTCCGGGGCTTACTTGGCTGGCCGGTGAAAAGGTGCAGATATTGGCAGACGGGAACAGACTGCCGGATATGGAAGTCCCCGCAGGCGGTACACTTACCCTTGACCGCGCCTATTCGTCAATCTCCATCGGTCTTTCCTTCGACACGGTGATTCAGACGCTGCCGGTGGAAATGACAGGGCAAGACGGCACATGGGGAAGCCGCAAGAAGCGGATTCAGAATATGATGGTAATGTTCCAAGATACGGTCGGCGGCAAGTTCGGCTTCGCGGACAAGGCCATGGACGAGATCAAGTGGCGGAGCACGGAGCCGTATGGTACGCCGATTGCGCTCTATAGCGGCAAGAAGAAAATCACTTTGCCGCAGGCGAACTATGAAAACACGCTGATGCTGACAATCAAGCAGGACGCGCCGCTTCCTATGACAATCCTTTCGATTATCCCGGAGGTGCTTCCCGGTGGCTGAGTACACATATACCACGCCGACGCCTGACGATATGAAAGAACTGGCCCGTATGATGCGGGACGAGGACAGGAAAGAAGTCATTGGCTGTCTGGGCGTGAATCTGGAAGCGTCCGTGCTTTACACGCTGGAGTCGGCCACGGTCGCTTATATCTGTAAACGAGACGGCGTACCGATGGCGGCCTTTGGCGTCGTGCAGGAAAATCCTTTTCAGAAGGTCGGGCTTATCTTCATGCTTTCGACGACGGAAACGGCAAAGCATAAAATCTACACAGGGAAGTGGACAAAGCGCGGCATACAGGCGTTTATGAAAGATTGGGATTATCTGTATAACTATGTGGACGAAGGAAACGAGAGCACGATAAAGTGGCTGAAATGG